CACGCACTAACACACCCGTGAACACCGCTACCGCTACCAATACGCCCGTCAATACAGCCACCAGCACCAACACGCCGCTCTTCACCAACACCGTGACACGTACGTACACGGCCACGGCCACGGCCACGCCGACCAACACGCCGGTGGCCAAGCCGTTCTTCGTTCCGCAGCCCACAGCGACCGCGACTAATACGAACACCCCGCTGCCGGGCAACACGGCTACCGCTACTCGGACAACCACGGCCACCAGCACCAACACCCCTGTCAATACGTCCACGGCAACCAACACCCCGGCCAACACGCCGACAAGCACGGCCACCGCCACCGCCACGGCTACCGCCACCGTGACGCCAACGGGCTGCATGGTGCTGAGCGGTATGGCAATCTGGTACAAGGCGGACGCCATTACCGGCGTCGCCAACGGTGCGAGCCTCGGCACGTGGCCCGACAGTAGCGGCAACGGACGGGACGCCACGACGGTGGGCGGCCTTGGCAATCCGACGTACAAGACCGGAATTGTGAACGGACTGCCTGCCGTGTATCAGAACGGCGCACAGGGGCTGGCGGTGCCCGACCTGCCAGCGACGCCTGCGTCACTTGAGACGTTCATCGTTGTGAAGGCCGACCTTGACCCTCCGGCGGCGTCTCCAGCGTCGGGCTTGTGGCTGTACGGTACGTCGGGGCTCGCGACGCATTACCGGTACCCCGGTGACTTGAACGTGTACGACGGCTTTGGCAGCACCACCCGCCGCAGCGAGGGCAACCTGCCGAACAACCTGGCCGCGTGGAACATATACAACGTGTCGTCCGCTTCCGCTAGCTGGATCGCCCGGTTCAACGGTGCGCAAGTGTACTCAGATACGACCAACACCGTGGCGATGGGCGGTGGCAACGGGCGCATCGGCGTGTCGTTCAGTAACTGGGGCCTGGTGGGGTACATCGCCGAGTTCGTGCTGTACAATACCGCGCTGTCCTCGGTGGACCGCGCCACGGTCAACGCCTGCCTGGCGGCAAAGTACGGCATTACGCTGGCCGTGCCGACCAACACGCCCACCGTAACGCCGACCATCACCCCCGCACCGCGTCCGTTCTTTGTGCCGCAGCCTACTGCAACGGCTACCGCAACGTCGCTCGCGACGTTCACCTTGACACGTACCGCAACGGCTACCAATACGCCGGTCAACACCAGCACCGCTACCGTTACCGCTACCGCAACGGCAACAGCGACTGCCACCGCAACGAGCGCCTTTACCACGACACCCACGCCGATGAGCAACCAGTGCCAGTTCGTCGTGGTGACGCCACTCTCCAGCGACGGCTTCCCGTACGCGCAAGGTGGCTCGTGGCCAGGGAGTGCAACAGGCTTTGTCACTGGCTCGGCCAACTACATTCAGGCGTCGTGGGACGGCACGAGCACGTACACGTCGGAGAACTACGTCGCCCGGTTCCCTACGGGTGCCGCGATTCCCGCCAACTCGTACATCGCCACGGCGTGGATGCACCTGTTCGTCGGCGCGCAGACGTCTGCCAACACCGATACGACGATCGGCGCGCGGTACTTTGATGCGGGCTCAACGCTTGACTTGACCGACTGGTCCGCCACGGCGGTTGGGCCGGTGGCGTTCGATATGCCAGGGCCGCTCTCGGGTTACGCCAGCGGCGATCAGAACGTTGCGCTTACCAATGTGGCCAACATCAAGACTGGTACCGGCGGATACACCGATCTGCGCCTGGTGGCGGTGCGGCCCGGCGGCGCTGCGCCCACGGGCAACAATTATCTTTACATCGCCACGTCGAGCGCTCTCTCAACTCAGCAGCCCTTCCTCACAATCGAATACTGCCCGCCGCCACGCTTTATGCCAGTGGTTGTCCCGCAGACACCGACGCCGCTTGCAACGGCGACGGTCACCAACACGCCCACGTTTACGGCCACGGCCACCGCTACGGCCACCAGCACGGCCACTGCCACCAGCACCGCCACGGCGACGCCCACGCCCACGTGGACTCCACTGCCGCCCAAGCCGTTCATCATCCCACAGCCCACGGCAACCGTCACCAACACGCCGCCCGCCACTGCCACGGCCACCGCCACGGCCACCAGCACGGCTACGGTTACGGCGACTGCGACGGTGACGTTGACTCCGACGATTACACTGACGCCTACACCGTCCCCAATGAGCAACCAGTGCACGTTCGCTGTGCTGACGCCGCTGGCGTCCGATGGCTTCCCGTACACGCAGGGGGCGTCGTGGCCGGGGAGCAGTCCAGGATTTGTTTCCGGCACCGCCAACTACATCCAGGCAAGTTACGACGGCACCAGCACGTACACCAGTGAGAACTACGTGGCGCGGTTCCCGACGGGTGATGCAGCCCCAGCGGGCGCGTACGTGGCGGCGGCGTGGATGCACCTGTTCGTGGGCGTTGATACGGCGGCAAACAGCGACGCGACGGTCGGCGCACGGTACTTCAGCGGCACTATGAGCAGCGCCGACTGGGTGCCGACGCCAACGGGGCCGGTGGCGTTCGACATACCGGGGCCGCTGTCTGGCGTGGCAACGGCGGACGAGAACTACACGCTCCAGAACCTCAGCAACATCAAGGTGGGTGCGGGTACGTTCACCGACCTGCGCCTGACCACATATCGGCCTGGCGGGGCGGCACCCACCGGGAACAACTACATCTACATCGCCACTTCGACTGTCTCCTTCCCCAGTCAACGCCCATCGCTGACCGTGGAGTATTGCCCGCTGCCGCGCTTCGCGCCGTTCTTCATTCCCGCGCCAACCGTCACGCCAACCATCTACACGCCCACGCCCACGGCCACGGCCACGGCGACCCGTACCGCTACCCCTACGCCGACCAGTTGCTTACCGCAGCAGGCAAGCATTGCCATGTGGTATCGCGGCGACGCCATTACCGGTCTGGCCGACGGAGCCTCGCTGCTGACGTGGCCAGACAGCAGCGGCAACGGGCGCGACGCTACCACCGTCAGCGGCCTGCCGAATCCGGTGTACCACACCGCCGTGGTAAACGGGCTGCCTGCCGTGCATCACGACGGCACGCAAGGGCTGGCGCTGCCCGACTTACCCTCGACACCCGCTGCGTTCGACGTATTCATTGTGGTGAAGACCGACGTGGACCCGCCAGCGTCCACGGCCACGTCGGGCTTGTGGTTGTACAGCACGTCCGGCGTGGCGACGCATTACCGCTGGCCAGGAGACAGCAACATCTACGACAGCTTTGGCAGCACCACCCGCCGTGCGGAGGGCAACCCGGCCACCAGCCTGGCCACGTGGAATCTGTACAACGTCACCTCGACCGCCAGCGGCTGGACGGCGCGGCTGTCGGGCAGTACGCTCTACAGCGACACGAGCAACGTCGTCGGCATGGGTGGTGGCAACGGGCGGCTGGGCGTCTCGTTCAATAACTGGGGCCTGGTGGGCTCCATAGCGGAAGTGGTGGTGTACAGCGCGGAGCTATCGCCATCGGATCGCTCGCTAGCGGCAGCGTGCTTGGGAACCAAGTACGCGCTGACGATTGCAACGCCCACGCCCACGTTTACGCCCACGCGCACCTTTACGCCCCTCAGCAAGCCGTTCGTTATCCCACAGCCAACCAACACGATCACAGCCACGCCAACGATCACTGCCACGCCAACGCTTACCGCGACTGTGACCGCTACGGCCACAGCGACGTTCACCGTAACGTGGACTCCGGTACCGCCTAAGCCGTTCTTCATTCCCGCACCTACCAACACGGCCACCGGCACGGCTACGGCTACGGCAACCAACACCGGCACCGCCACGGCTACGCCCACCAACACGCCGGTCGTCAAGCCCTTCTTCATTCCAGCGCCCACCGGCACCGCTACCAGCACGTTCACTGCAACGCCTACGGTCACGCCCACCGGTACGGTCACAGCTACTCCGACCAACACGCCCGTGCCGCCCAAGCCCTTTTTCATTCCAGCGTCCACCGACACTCCTACGAATACGGTCACGGTAACGCCTACCAACACGGCCACGCCCACTAACACACCGCAGCCGCCCAACCCATTCATCGTGCCGCAGCCCACGGCGTCTCCGACGCAGACGCCGACCAGTACGCCGACCGTAACACTCACCTCAACACCCACTAATACTCCGGTACCCCCTAAGCCGTTCTTCATCCCAGCCCCAACGGCGTCGGCCACCGGCACGGTTACGGCCACCGGTACGGCTACGGCCACGCCGACCAACACACCCAAGCCGCCCAATCCGTTCTTCGTGCCGCAGCCCACGTCTACTGCCACGGGCACTGCCACGGCTACGCCAACCAACACGCCGCAACCACCTAACCCGTTCATCGTTCCGCAGCCCACCCACACGCCAACCAACACGGCCACAGCTACACCCACCGGCACGCCTGTACCGCCTAAGCCGTTCGTCGTGCCGCAGACGGTTACTGGCACTGCGACATCAACCGCCACGCAGACGCCGCTGGTGCCGCCCACGCTTACTCCGGCGCAGGCTCCGTTCTTCGTGCCGCAGCCCACGCAGACGCCCACGCCGTTTGTGGCGTTGGTGCCCACGGGGCACGTGGCCGTGTTTGGTGGCGGCATCGGCGACGTGCAGGCATGCGTCAACACGCCAGCGCCCGGTACGCCTGCGCCACCGTACATCTGCGTCAATCCTGCTGCCACGCCGCGTGGCTTTGCCGCTGCACCGCTGGGCGTACCGGTTGAAGTGCCCAACCTGGGCGGCAAGGTGGTGCGCTGCGCGCCTGGTGATGCCAACCGCGCCTTCTGGTGTCAGACGACGCCCACGCCCGGTGCCGTGCGGGCACAGGTGGGCTTGGCGGGCACTCCTGTGGAGTACGATGCCACGGGCGACTACGGCATGTGCAGCGCCGCGTCGCAAAACTACGTCTGCTCGGTGACGCCATGATCTCCATTGTGCAACGCTTCGAGTTGATTCGACAGGCCGGCATGTTCGCCAAGGCCACCGCCTGCCCCGAGCACGACTTCACGGACGTGTCGCGGGACCGGGGCCGGCGCTTGCCGCAGGGCTGGTTGGAGTGTGCGCGGTGCGGGGTGCGCGTGTCGGTGCTGTGTGCGTTCTTCTACGAACAGGGGCTCCGCCATGCAGAGGCCGGTGCGGGCCGCTTGCGTTCCGCACGGTAACGGCGCTATGCGGCGCGCATGAGCAGCTACCGCAACGTCGATGCCATGATCGATCGGCTGCTACAGCTGCACGCCAGGCTGAGCGCACCGCAAGGCGTGGCTATCGATCGGCTGCGCATGATCACAGCGGCCAGCGCGTCGATCACCCCGCCGCACGCCAGCGTGCAGCACCGGCTGCTCGTGGAGAAGGTCGATATCATCTGCTGCATCCGCGACGCGCGGTTGAACCGGGTGCAGCTGTTTGTGCTGTCGGTGTTGTTTCGGCCCCGGCACCGGTACTGCCGGCGCTGCGCCCGCGCGTACCCCGCCGCTACCGAAGTAACGGCCCACTGCCCCCGGTGCCACGCCACGCGCGACCAGGGGTGGACCTACGAGGCGTTCCCCACCAACAACGTGCTGGCCGAGGAGCTGACGCGCTTTACCCGTACGCCCTGGTACGAGGAGCGCACGCGCCGATTCCGCAACCGGGTGTACGACGCCGTGGAGGAGTCAATGAAGCGTCGAGGGCTCTGGTACTATGGGCAAGCGGCGTCCGCCTAAAGCGCACTGGCAGCGCAGCCTGACCGACGGCCGCGCCCGCTGCCAGCACGACGTCTCGGAGGGCGTGCAGTGCCCCAAGCCGGCGCGTCCAGGCTACCTGCACTGTGCCAGGCACGGTGGCGGCAGCCCGTTGCAGGACCAGTCCAGCACGCACACCGTGGCGCAGCGCCGTGGCGCACGCGCCGCCACCATCCTGGACTACAGCGGCGTGGCTCGCCGTGAGTTGTACGCCCGGTACCCGGTGCTGCGGGCGTTCTTTGACCGGTACGCCAAGCTGCCGATGGAACGGGTGGCAGACTTTCGCGATGTCATTAACGAGATCCGGGCGCTGATGGACTGGCAGAGCCAGTTTCCCACGCTGACGCCCGAGGAGTACTTTGCCGGCCGATTGGCTACGCTGAGCCGAGGCATCGAGGCAATCGAACGTGCAGGCCGCGCGCAACAAGCCATGCAGGACGTGGACGGCGAGTTGCGGTTGCGCATGGCGCAGCTGCTCCAGCCAGTGCTCATAGGGCTGGAGCAGCTGATCATTGCCTTTGTGCCCGTGGACCAGCGCACTGCGGCCTTGACGATGCTGCGCGAAGTGGTGACGGTCAGCCTGGCGCACCCCGTGGTGCCGGTGCCGCTACCGCCACCGCCGGAGGACAGCCCACCGCCATGACCGACCCGGCCCCACAGCTGAGCAGCTTGGAACTGGTGAACGCGCTGCATGGCCGCGTGACGGCGCATGGCCGCGCGCTGGACCTGCCGCCCCTCAGCGTATGGGTGCGCAAGCACCGCATCACCATCGAGCGCCGCGTGGCCGAACTCGAGACGCGCCCGTGGCTGCGCCAGCTGTACGACGATGCGCATCCGAGCATCGTGCTGCGCAAGGCCACACAGGTGGGCGGCAGCGTGTGGGCCATCCTCAGCATGTTGCAGAAGTGCGTGGAGGTGAAGAACTGGCGCGGCACGGTGTACTTCTTCCCCACCAAGACCGACGTCACCGACTTCAGCCAGACGCGCGTGGGGCCGCTGCTGGAGGAGAACCCCTACTTGCAGACGGTGGTGGGCGACATCGACAAGACCGGCGTGCGCCAGGTGGGCGCGGGGTTCGTGTACTTCCGCGGCATGCGCAGCAAGACCGGCATGAAGAGCGTGCCGGCGGACGGCATTGTGTTTGACGAACTCGATGAGGCAACCGACGATGCTAAGGCGATGGCCGTGGAGCGGTTGGCCGCTTCTCCGTATAGATTCTGCTATGAGCTATCGAATCCGTCAATTCCGCAGTTCGGCATCGACTATGCCTACAGCGGCGCGCCGGACAGCGGCATCCCGGGCAGCGACCAGCGCATGTGGCACATCCGTTGCGGCACGTGCAACCGCTGGGTCAGCATGGAAAGCGAATTCCCCACCGTGCTCGGCGAGACGGATCTCAAGGTGCTGCGCCCGCGCAAGAAGAAGTACCTGACCACGTGGCGCAGGGCTTTGACGGCGGGCATCGACGTGGAGTCGATGGACTGGTACCGCTGCTGCCCCACGTGCGGCACCGAGCTGGACCCGCAGCACGGCGAGTGGGTGGCCAGCCGCCCGACGGTCAAGAGTCCGCACGGCTACAGCCTCAGCCAGCTGTACAGCCCCACCGTGGACCCCGGCAAGCTGGTGAAGCTGTACCACAGCACGCGGCAGCCGCATCACTTCTACAACCTGAACATCGGCATCGCCTGGATCCCCAGCGAGGACGTGCTGACCCCTGGCCACGTGCTGCGCTTCTGCGGCGACTACCCCAACGCCTACGAAGACCCCGGCCCCTGCACAATGGGCGTAGACCAGGGCAACGCGCTGCATGTGGTCATCAGCCGGCCCGGTCCCATGCCGTTCTGGCGGCAGATTGTGCACATTGGCGTGTACCAGGACTGGGAGCAGCTGGACCTGTTGATGCAGCGGTTCTCGGTGCGCATGGCGGTGGTGGACCGCCAGCCCGAGCAGCGCAACGCCCGCAGCTTTGCGCTGCGGCATCCCAAGTGCGTGTACCTGAACACCTACAACGTACACGCCGTGGGTCGCCCCAAGTGGAACGATATTGACCTCACCGTGTCCGAGAACCGCACCGAGATCATCGACGTCAGCCGCATGCCGTTCCGCGTGCCGCTGGGCGCAGCGCCCGACCCCAGCCCGCAGACGCCCGTGGTAACGCTGCCCGCGCGCTGCTGGGAGGTTGAGGAGTTTGCCCGCCACGTGGCCGCGCTGGTGAAGAAGCGCGTGGAGGAGGGCACGGTGCCTGGCAGCCTGCACGAGATGCAGCTGATCAAGCCGGTGCAGTTTGTGTACGTGGCCAGTGTGCCCGACCACTTTGCGCACGCCTGGGTGTACGACAACATTGCCTGGGCCTTTGACGCCAGCAGCGAAAGCCGTCCCATCCGCGACGCCACGTTGCTGGCCGTGGGCAACTTGCGCAGCAACATCAAGCAGCTGCACATGCCCACGCTGTTGCAGAACCTGAGCCGCCGGGACAAGCACATGGAAGGTTACGAGACGGCCGAGGAGGATGAGAAGGAGTTGAAATGAAGTGTTTGTGTGGATGCGGAAAGCAGACTTTCTCGTACGCCCGGTACGTTAGCGGCCACAGGTTGCCACCCGTCGGAAGATGAGTATAGCGCAGCGGCTTCGGTGGAAGAACATGCAGGACGGCGAGTAATGCCGCGTGACTACAGCCGCACCAACTTCCGCGAGTTGCGCGCCAAAGGGTACGCGGACGAAGTGCTGCGCCGCCGCCTGCGCCGCGAGCGCCTGAGCCGCGACAGCCCCGTGCTCCGTGGCTGGCACGAAGTGGCAGCGGTGCTGCACCTATCCACATCGGCCACCAAGGTGCTGGCTCGCAGCGCGGTGCTGCCGCTGTACACCAGCAAGCTGCATGGCCGACACGTGCTGGTGGCGTTCCGTGACGAACTGCTGGCCGCATACCGCGACTTGGTGCTAGAGAAGTTCGTTCCGGCCAGCAACGTGCCGTGGAGCAAGCGTGTGGGCACGGTGCGTACGGCCAAGAAGGTTCTCGAGCTATTGCGTCCGCTGTTGGGGCGGGTCACGCGGCCACCGACGGGGCCGGAATGGGCAGATGCGGCGCAAGACGTCTGTGAGTTGATGGAGCGCCTGGTGTATGAAAAGACGCAACTCCCTGCCGGCAGCCCCGGCGTCAACGTCGCCACGGGCAAGTGGAGGCCCGGTACTGCCCCCAACCCTCACGCGCGTGGCAAGGCCGCGCAGCGGCGGACAGTCGCTGGGGCCGGTACCGTTCCGGATTGACGCGCAGCTGCCCGACCGTCCCATACCGGCGCACTGGTGCACCAGCCAGGGGCGGTGGTGTCGTAAGTTCTGGGTGCTGGGGCCGTGGTGCCTGCGCGTTGACGGTGCGCCCAAGCTGCACGCGCAGCTGCCGTGCCCGCAGCTGCACAGCACCGTGGAGCCCGCACGGGCCGTTGTGGCGCGTCTACAGCACAGCACGGCCTGCCGGCACCTACCCGTGGTGGCCACGGGCTTAGACGGGCTGCAAACGCCCCTACAGGCCGCAGCGGCGCTCGCTGGCGCAGCCTGGAGCGCCCGCAGGTACGGTACCCCCACCATGCTGGACGCGGCTGGCTTGACGGGCCGCTGCCCCGTATGCGGGCGGGCGTGCGTGGTATGCGCCGACCCGGCTGGCCCGCCGGAGTGTCGCATAAACGGCTACTGCGTGGTGGCGGAATGGCACGTGGCGCACTGCGCGCCGTGGCTGGTTACGTGGAGTGTGGCCGACGCTGCGGACCCCGGCGGCCTGACCACACGCCGCTACTACCAGCGCCGCATGCGCCACCCGGACACGCCGGAGCCCCTGGCCGTGGTGCATAACCGCACACAGTCCCGTGCGGGTGGGCGTTAGTATAGGGTATGCAGGCCAGTGTACGCCTGGACGCCACGCCAAGCTGGACGCTGATAACCGAGGCGAGTGATCTCGAACGTGCTACTTCACTGATACGCGCGGCGCTCACTGTCCAACTAACCGGCTACCGTCCGGCCGTCTGGGGCCGCAAGGCAGAGCGGTGCTTTCTCTTGCGGCGTGGCGGACAAGCCAGCCGCTTTGCCACGGGATTTCTCCCACGGGTGGTGAGCACGCTGCGCGCCGCAGGGTGGCGCGTGGACGTGCGGTCTACGCCCCCCGTGCCGCGTCTGCCCGCCGTGCCGTCGATCGACCGGCTGAATGGCATCGACAACTTGCACGCGCACCAGGACGAGGCGGCGGCGCGTGCCCTGCCGGTGGTGCGTGCCCGCATACAGGTGGGGACGACTGGTGGCAAGACGGAAGTGGGCGCGGAGCTGGTGCGCCGCCTGAGCCTGCGCACGCTGTGGACGACCAACAGCGTGGACCTACAGATGCAGACGGTGGACCGGCTGCGGCTGCGCCTGGGTGCGGACGCGGTGGGCACGTTCCAGCGCGGCATCGACAGTCCGCCGACGGCCCTGGTGTGCGTGGCTACGGTGCAGGCGCTGCACGCCGCGCGGAAGACATTGCCCGTGTACTGGTGGCGGCAATGGCGCGTGGTTATTGCTGACGAATGCCAGCTGGCCAGCGCCAAGACGTGGTACCAGACCATCTTACGCTGCGGCGGCGCGTGGCACCGCTACGGCCTGAGCGGCACGGTGCTGACGGGCAAGCTGGAACGGGACTGGATGCTGGAAGGGGCCACCGGCGTGCTGTTGGACATCATTGGCGTTGCCGGCCTGGCGGAACGCGGGCTGGCTGCCCTGCCGGAACTGCGGATGGTCCGCGTGCCGCCCGCTGCGTACCCCAGCTACCACCAGGCGCGGGCGGCGGTGTGCCCCCGTGCGCACCTGATGTTGCAGCGGGCCGCGCACACGCTTGACGATGCCGAGGCGCAGCGGCTGCGCGCCGCTGCCCGGTACGAGATACGCGCTAACGCCACGCGGCTGTGGAGCTGGACGTACCAGCACGGCATCACGCACAACCAGCAGCGCAACGCTGCCGCGTTGAAACTGCTGTTGCAGCTGGTGAGCCACGACAACAAGGTGCTGGTGTTGTGCAGCAACCTGGCCCACGGCGCGGCGCTCGAACGGGCACTGCGGCAGCGCAACGTGCGGGTGGCCTGGCTGAGCGGCCAGGACTCCAAGACGCTGCGGGCCGGCACACTGCGAGCCTTCCGCACGGCCAACAGCGGCGCGGTGCTCATAGCGTCCAAGATCTTCAACGCGGGTATTGACGCGCCGGAAATTGACGCCGGCGTGCTGCTGGGCGGCGGGGGGCGTACCAGTCCCGTGGACACCATACAGAAGGTGGGCCGCATGGTGCGCTGGCGTGCGGATAAGACAACGGTGCCGGTGTACGACTTCCTTGATGGCACCGGGCCACCGCGCCCCGGTGTCAAGGACTACCTGGCCGCGCACACGGCGGCGCGCGTGGCTGCCTACCGGCGGGCTGGGTATCCGGTGGTGGCATGGCCGTAAACTCGTCCAAGTTTTGGGGGTGGCGTGGCCGCAAGCCACACGTCCAAGTGGCAACACGTCCAACTCGTCTAAGTGGCCTGCGGCCTGTAAAGCGTTGGCGCTGCGGGCACTTGCGGCCAACTCAGACGTTCCCTTCGCCATACGTAGTACCATGCATACTGTTCTAGGCATAAGGCAGTAGCCCAGTATGCCTAAGCACTTCAACAAAGCCCTACGGGTGGCGGGGGGAACGTCTGAGTTGCTGGCGCACGGCAAAGTCCCGCACCAAGTGGCGTTATGCATAGGTGTACGGGCAAAGGAGGCCCGCAAGATGAAAAGACAACTGTGGGGCTCAAAGCAAATGGTTCTGCGCAAGCAGATGTTGGATGTGCAAATGGATATCACGCGGCGTGCGTGGTCCCAGCTAGCGCGGGAAGTAGTACAGGCGGGACTGTACACCAGAGACGAGATACGCGCCCTGTTGGCTGGCGAACAGAAGCTGCGCGCTGAGGCGTTGTGCAAGGTGCATCTACACGGCCACATTCAACGCACGCCGGAGGCCACCGTGGCTGCCGCCACGTCGATGCTGAACGCGCTAGCCGCCAAGTCGCTGACCAACCGGGCGTTGGAAATCATGGGCGTGAAGACGACAGAGCCTGTGCGCGTGCGGTACGAGCGATTGGCCGTGGCGCGGCTGGGCGAGGGCGTGACACCCGCCGAACTCCTACAGGTGGTGGAGTGGGGCTGGCGGCAGAAGAACTTGAACGCCCGCCGCCTGACGGTCATCTGGGGCAAAGACTGCGTGTCGTGGGTGGCGCTGGCCAAGAACCCGAACCCAAGCATCAGTGCGGTCAGCGATCCCCAAGACCGTGCGATGGTGGCACAGGAAGTGTTGGAACAACTGGCCAGCCGTGGGCAGTTACGCCGTAGGTAAAGTCCGTTTGCGTTCCGCAGCGTGTTAGGTGTAGGTGTACTGGCACACGGGAGGTAGACATGCAAACGGGTAAGCCAAACGGTAACGAGGAAAAGAAAACTGGGCAACCAGAGTCCGAGTGGGGCTACGATGACGCAGGTAACTTCGTGCAGGACGGGCACCGAATGTACCCACCGCAACCGGATGTAGAGCGTGAGCAAGCGGAGCATCGGTGGTGGTACCACACGATCTTACCAGATGCCAATGCTCGCGAACTCCGCATCGCCGTGGTGCGGTATGCAGGCTTTGCGTCGCAGCATATGTTTGAGACCAGTACGCCACAGCGCGGATACGACTGGTTGAAGCAAGTTGCCCCACCCGGAGAAGCCGCTGCCTATCACGGCGTGGTGGCGCAGGCGCGTCATTGGGCGCAGACACCTACCGCCGCACCGGGTGTGGTGCTGCACGGCTTGCCAGGGCGCGGCAAGTCTGCGTTAGCGGCTACGCTGTTGGTGGACTTGGTAGCTGCGGCGTACCGCACCCAGCACCCCGACGTGATGGTGCCGGAGCCAATGGAGTTCAGCAACCGCCAGTGGCGGGCGTTGCTGGATGCGTACCACGATGAGGGACGCCCATATTACGAAGCGGACACCACGCCGTGCGTGTACTTTGAGTCGTGGCGGCATATGGTTGAAATTATGATGACGTGGGGCCGCGATGAGCAAGATGGATATCCTACTGCCAAGCAGGAACGGCAAGCGTTGTGGCAACGGGTAAACCATTCGCATGCTATGGTGCTTGACGATGTAGAATTGGTGGAGACGGCGTTCCGGGAGAATTGTCTGTTGCAGATATTGGAGCGCGTAGAGGCCCACCGCAAACGGTTGATCGTTACCACCAATCTTGATCCGTCGCAGTGGGTGAGCAAACTGGGGGAGCGTGCGGCCACGCGCTTGGCGGATCGGCAGTTGTTCGAGTTACTGCCAATGACGGATTGGCGGTCGCTAAGGAATAGCTACCCGAGGCAGTGATGGCGGTGTATGCGTTCAGCGAGGCGTTTCAGCGCAAGATACTTGCAGTGTGGATTCGCAGTGCCGGCGCGGCTTGGGCACATGGCGTGGTGCGTGCTGCGTACTTCGGGTCGGGTGCGCCCGGACCGCCTAGCACGCCGCGTCACGTGCTGGCAGAGTTGGTGGCCAACTACTACGCCACGTTCACCGGGGCTGCCCTGAGTGCCGAGACGATGGACCAGCTGGTGGCGGACGCGCTGCTGCGGCTGCGTCCGCAAGTGCGCGGTGCCGTGGAGGCGGAGTGGCGCATCGTGCGAGCCATTGATACCGAGGACGCCCCCTACGTGGCCCGACGCGTGACGGCCTGGGCGCAGGAGACGGCATTCGCGCACGCCATTGCCGCAGCGGCCAGCGCCCTGGCTGAAGCCGAGGCGCGTGGCGTACCACCGGACCTGGCCACGCTGGCCGAGCCTGTGATGGCCGCGACGCGCCTGGGCACCGCGCAGCAGGAGCGAGCACACTCGTGGCGCGGCGTGTCGGACATCTGGGAGACTGAGATGGACCCAGCGCGGCGCATCCCCACGCTGCTGCCGGCCTTTGACGCGGCGCTGGGCGGCGGCTGTGGCCGAGGCGAGCTGATGGTGCTGCTGGCACCGCCCAAGGCTGCCAAGACGTGCCTGCTGGTCAATCTGACTATCGCGGCCAGCCAGCGGCACTACGGCGTGGCGTTCTTCAGCTACGAGATGCGATGGCAGGCCATGCTGATGCGCCTGGACCAGCGCCTGGCCGGACAAAGCCGTGGCGAGATCTACAGCGACACCACTCACCTACGGCGGATGCACCAAGGGCGAGACGTGGCTGGGCTGGGACCGGTGTGGGTGGAAGAGTTTGTAAGCCGCAAGCACGGCTGCGAAGAGGCGCTGCACCGTGTGGAGGCGCTGCGGGCCGCGGGCATGCGCGTGGACGTGGTGGTGCTGGACTACCTGACGCTGATGACCAGCCGGGGCCACGAACGCGAGAAGCGTCACGAGCTAGCCGCCATTGCCCGCGAGATGAGCGCGCTGGCTAAGGAGCTGGACGCAGCGGTGTGGTCGGCCGCGTTGACGCAGCGCAAGAGCGTTGACCGCCCGCGTGTGGCCAAGCAGGATGTGGCTGAGTGCTATGAGATCATGGCGGTGGTGGACGGTGCGGTGGCCATCACCAGTAGTATCAAGATGCGCGAGCAAGGCGAACGCAACTTGTGGGTTACGAGTCTGCGCATGGAGGCCGACGAGCGCAGTGCCGGTATGTACAAGGTGAATCTGGCTAAGCAGCTTTGGACGCCCAACACTGACCCGTCGATGGAAGCGCGCGGCGGGCCGCTGCCAAAGGAGCCGGAACAATGACTGTGCTGACGACAAGACGGAACCCCTGTGTGTGCGACGACTGCCAGACGCTGTTCGCTACGCTGGTGCCGCCGTGTGTGGTGCCGGGATGCGACCGGCGCGTGTGCGCCAGGTGCACGGCTACCACGGACAGCGACGGGCGTTGCGGCGACTGCATGCGCCAGGAGCAGCGGGACGCCGGAGGGCGGGCCACGTGACGATGCGGAACGTTGACTGGCCCGCGTGGCTGGCCACCGTGGTGACGTTGGAAAATACCGACGGCACCCGTGGCGCGGACCAAGGCATCGTGGTGTACAACTGCCCGCTGTGCGGCGACACCCGAGCGCGTGGCTGGGCCAACGTGCTGCGGCGCAGCGCCGGTTGTTTCAACGCCGGCTGTGAGGCGGAACCGTACCTGTCCGGTGGACTGTACACGCTGGTGCAGCGGATGGAGCAACTGCCCGACCGTGAAACCGCCGTGCGCTGGGTGCGCGACCGGTACCTGCTGCCGCCCGGTGTAGAGCCCAGCGCCGCAGGGGGGTCGTTTACACGCCCCGTGCCCCCAGCCTACTTGGACTGGGCTCGGTGGCCACCCCGGTATGCACTGCTGCTGGACGCGCACCTACGCAGCCTGGCAGCGCGTCCATACGTCAATTTTGCCTGGCGGCAGTGGGGCCTAACGGCGCTGGACCTGGTGGGGGCGGGTGCGGCGTTCGGTGCGCGGGGCCGGTACGCGCACCGGCTGCTGTGGCCCATACCGGGGGCGGACGGTGCGCCCATTGGCTTTCAGGCCCGCACCATACGCGCTGACGGACAGCCCAAGTACCGCACGCATCACGCGGGCGCGTTCGACGACCCGGACGCGGAGGCTGGCCGACCCGTCGGCGCTATGGTGTATGGCATGGACCGGCTGGCCCGCCTGCCCTACGGCGCGACGCTGGTGATCGTGGAGGGCATAGCCGACGTGCTGCGCCTGCGCACCGACCCGTCGTTCGACGCGGGCGAGCCGGTGGCGCTGATGGGTACGGAGTTGACTCGAGAACGCGCCGCGCTGCTGGCGGCGGTACGCCCCGCCCGCGTGGTGGTGGCGCTCGACGCCGACGCCACGGTGCGCGCCGCCGCTCTTGCCTTGGAGCTGGGCGCGTGGGGTCTGGGCGACGTTGTGCTCGGCCGATGGGAAGGTGGCAAAGATGCAGGCAGCGGCGCACGGTTGGTCGTGGGGCCGGTGCGAGGCGCGCGTGGCTTGTTGGAAGACGTGGTATGGACCAAACTGCACGGAAGACTATGAAGAGAGGCAGCATCCGGCCTGCGCCCTCTAGCCAGTGGGCCAGGCAATGTCCGCTGGGCGTCAGCAGCGGTTAAACCGGAGGGGAAGGAGAAGGTGATGGGAGCGACCGCACGCAAAATTGTAAAGCCGGCAGTCCGTGCCCGGTTGAAGCAGTGGTTCACGGTGCATGTGCCCACGTACCGGGCGTTCCGCCTGACCGCCATCGAGCGCGGCGACACCCTGGCCACGGCGATCCGCCTGGCGATGGAACTGTACGTCGAGCACAACGCCCGGTGGCTACGGTTCCTGGCGTCGGAGGTACCGCATCACCACATCGCGCGGCGCAGGGGCCGCGTAGACGCCAGCGAACTTGATGCATCAACCCGCGACAGCACCGATAAGTAAAAGACTTGGTGGTCGTCGGCGACCCGGTGACATTTTAGACTTAGCGGTCAACAGCTACGCGGTAAGTAGCGCGGTAGACCCCGCTAGGCCCTGCGGCACAAGGGCTTTGCGGCACAAGGGCTGGCCGGTGGTGGTCTAAGTCCCCGGAATAACAGGGGTTTTTACCCCCTTGCCTTTGGCCAGGCAATGGCTAGAATACTGGGTGCCACCGGCAAAGTGCCGGTGGGGCAGGGCTGGCCCGGTGGGCTGGCAGAAAGGCAGGTAGTTGGGAAAGCGATCAACGGTTGCATACGGTTGGGCCTGTGAGCCCCGTGTCCCTCAGGAGTAGGGTACGCCAGCGGCGTACCGGCCCCTGGCGCAAAAGCCACGCGAGTAGCGCCAGGCCGACGGTAGACCGCCCGGCCCAAAACGCAGGTAGGGCACAGGGAGGCAGGGCAAGGCTAATGGCTGAACCCAACCGGCGGGCGACCCGCACGGTGCGCGCACAGGCGCACCGGGGCGGTGCATCGGACCCGGCCACCCCATAGGCTGTAGTTCAGGGGGGAATGGCGACAAGGCGAAAACGGACACCCGTGTGTGCTGCATTTGGTATCGGCGCAGGGCGAGCCCCAGGTGACAGCGGGGCGCTGCGCGGCGTAGACCCAAGGCGGGCCGGGTGGTGGAACCTAGTAATGCCCAAAGATGAGTGAGAAGTCGAAATTCCGGCCATGACTCAGAGTCAGCCCAAGCCCGCGTGTAACTGGCGCGGCATACGGGCTGCGCGGTGCGGCCTGGCCCGGTGTGCAACGTTGCACACCGGGCTGTGACCACACCAACCCCTGGTCCTTACAAAGACGCGGCGCGAGCCGCACAGGGCGTTCAAGACTGACGCAGGACGGTGGCGAAACCTTTGTTGAGTAGCCGCCCCTGCTAGTGGCACGCTGCGGGCTGACCCCCCAGCAGCGGTAGACCCAGCACCAGACACCGAGCGACCCAGCGGGGGTTGCCCGCACCCCTGAGTCATTACGTGCGAGGCCGGAATCTTCGGGGGCTGACCGCCCCGGACTGATGAGACAGGTCGAAAGGTGGTGACACTACATGCTCACGATCGTGGGTGCGTACCTTGGCGAAATGCTGTTCGTGTACGCGCTGTACAAACTGGCCAGCCGGCCCGTGCCTGCAAAGGCGGGCCGCTGACCGCGTTGACCCTGAATGCCGATAACGGCGGGCGCGGGAGACCCCGCCGTTGCCGTGGTGGTGGCCCCCCACGGCCTGATGAGGCAAGCCCGACCAGGCAATGCCGCCTGGCGCACCCGAAGCGTCTGGAGATTCAGATGACCCGCACTACTGTTCGCGGCAGTCGCCGCCTTGTCCGTACCCGTACCGAGTTGGCCCACACCAGCGGCACTATGCGCGCCAAGGTGTTGGGTTTCGTTCCGCGTGGCCGTCGTGGCGCAACTTACGCGTCGGTTATCGCCAGCGCCCGTAAGGCTCGCATTCCCCGGCCTTACTGCAAGGTCAGCAAGCTGATCGCTGGCGGCATGCTGCGGTACGCTGCGTGACCAGCCGAAACGGCGCACCCGCGTGCGCCGTCGCCAGGGCGGTGGCACCGCCTGGCCTGATGAGGCAAGCCCACGGTGGGGACTGGCCCGCCGCGCACCCGAAGCGATTCTCCAAAGGGGGATCAAATGTCAAAGGTTGTTCGCAAGGCCGACAAGCGCCTGGTCCGTACAGGCACCAAGCTGGCCCACACGGGCACGCTGCGTTCGACGGTCCTGGGGTTCGTTCCGGCGGGCCGTGGCGCGATGCACAGCGCCGTGGTCGCCAAGACCCACAAGGCCGGCATCAAGTACCCGGCACAGAAAATCCACAAGCTGATTCTCAGCGGTGTGCTGCGGTACGCGAAGTCCGCGTGAACCGAAACGGCGGGCCGCAAACCGTAGACCCGCCGTCGTCAGGGTGGTGGCACCCCCTGGCCCGATGACGGTAAGCCCCGACGCGCATGGTGCGCGCCGGCATACACAGGCACTGCGGTGGGACAGCCGCCGTGCTGTAGGAGGTACCATGTCCGATACCAAGAGCACCGCGAAGACGACTGCCGCAAAGGCCGAGGCCCCCAAGGCCAAGGTCAGCAAGGCCAACAAGGCCACCAAGGGCAGCCGCAAGGCCAAGGTCAGCCGCAAGCACGACAAGGACTTCGCCCGCAAGGTTGCGGCAACCCGCAAGGCCAACTTCGGCAAGAGCGTCGCCCTCGGCGATCGTAACGCCGAAGTCGCTGGCGACCGCAAAGCGATCGTGAAGCTGGTGCCCACCAAGGGCAAGATCGCGTACAGTGACCTGACCGCCAAGGCCAGCGAGAAGGACATCAGCCGCCCGAGCGGCAAGGTCCGCAAGCTGGTCGAGCGCGGCGTGCTGCGTTTCGTCAGCTAGTCTCCAGCGGCTAGCTAGCGCAACACCATGATGCGGCGGGGCGCGGTGGGCGTTGCCCGTGGATGCCCACCAACCCCCGGCGCGTGGGAAAGGAGAACAGCAATGTCTGACAAGACCGAGCGGTGCAAGTGCGGGCGCGGCCTGCGCCGCGCAACTGCGGACCGCTACGAAAAGCCGGCAATGGTGTGCGTCGAGTGCAGTTGCTTGCCTGCGTTTTGCAAGTGCAGCGACGTGCACGCCAAGCGGATGTGTGAGTCGTGTGAAGAGACGCCGGCCGAACTGCGATTCACGGCATGCAACATGGACGGCACCATTCTGCACGACCAGGCCCTGTGCCGTGCCTGCGCCAACTACACCCCGCAGTTTGGCCACACGGTCACGGTTGAATTCAACGTGGGCACGCCGGCCAACTGGGCGTAGACCCGGAAAGGAGAAGCGCACATGGCCAAGAAGCGCCGGTACGTGGTGCGCGTGGTGATGTTCAAGGACGAACACGCGCTGGACCGCAAGCCTGGCAACGTCAGCTTCACCCGCAACATGGGCACGTTTCTTGAGTGCCTGCGGTACGCCGGCCTGGTGACCATACACCAGGACGACGGGAAGCACGTGACGTTCGACCTGCACGCACCACGCGGCCTGGATGACGCCGTATGGGCACAGCACAACGCCGATCGCATGCAGACGTTCGGCATCAACGCAGTGAAAGCGCCGGAGTGGTTGAACACCTACGGCGAAGACAAACCTGCATGACCCGCAACGGGTGGGCGGTGGCTTGCGCGCCGCCTACCGGCGGGCGTTGGCCGATGCTGCCCTGCGTGGGCGGCAGCGGGGAACGCGAGCAAACCAAAGAAAGGAGACGGCGATGACCGACACGTATTTTGAGAACACCCCGTGGCCGGATGCACCGGCCACGGACGCCGAGCGTAGACCCGCGCCTGCACCGCTGCGGGCGGAGTTTACACGGTTTACCGAGGCGCTTGTGAAGCACCAGCTGAACGAAGAGTCGAGCTATGCAGACCTGGACGCGTTCTATGCGCCCAGCGAATGCTACCGCGACGTGGCACGCGGCCTGGACCGCCAGCTGGCCGCGTTGTTTGACAGCTACGGCTACACGGCAGAATCGTACGACGCAGAAGCGCGCCGCCGTGGCGTCTCGTACAAGTGGCGTTACGTCAACGGCGTGCTGACGTGAGAAAGAAACTGGAGGTACCAAATGTCATACTACGCAACAGCGACCCATGAAGCGCCCACTAGCGTGTGTGAACGCTGTGGCCGGCGCGTGCTGGCCACGCTGATGCGTCACCTGCGTTATGTGGGCAGTGCAACGATCTTCAACTTCTGCTCCACGTGCATCGGCGATGTCATTGGGCCGCGTGGAGTAGTGGACGCCGCGACGGGTCACTCCGAAGCGTGCTTTGGCAACTGACCGTAGACCCGGCGGGCCGTGCAACCTGCGGCCCGCCACTGGAAGGAGAACAACCACCCATGCGCCGCAAGGCGTCTAAACCCATGACCCATTGTAGTCTGTGCCCGTTGTGCCAACTGACGCCAACGGGCAAGCGGCTGCACCAGCTGTTCATCCATGGGGTGGACGCCGAGGCGCAGCTGCACTATCACGAACGCCAGGCGGAACTCCGCAGGGCGGGAAAGAAGGCACCATGACCAAGCGGCTTGATGCGCTGCGGGCAAGCGAATACCGGGTCGAGTTTACGCCGGCCGACCGCAGCGGTGTAGGACGCTCGAAAGTTGCAATTAGCTCCGCGCCCTGGGACCGACCGCTGACGGCGGCGGCGCTGCGCGAAGCACTCGATGCATACAACACGGCGTTGGAGCCAGGTGGCGTGCTTGAGCACTTGACGTTCTCGCATGGCAAGCCGCCATATGCATCGGCCGGTCGGATCGTGCGCAACGCCGACAACCGGTTAATCTGTGAAGTGGAGGCACCATGACCACGTTGTATGTGACCACGTACTGTAACTTTGCGCACCGCCTGTCGGACGGCAAGCCGGTGCGGCACGAGTGCCGCATCATCCCGCCCAAGGCGCTGGAGGCCGAGCGCGCAGGCGACATCAACAAGGCCATCGAGATCATGCGAGCCGCGCCCGTGCGCATGATGCGGCGCGGTGTGAAGGTGGGGAGGTGACCCATGTCCAAGACCACGTACCGGATGAACTGGGCGTTCCGATGGACAGACCGTGTGTACGTAAGCCGTGCAATCGGCGGCGGGGCACACGGCAACCTGGACTATGTGCTGGTGTTCGACGACGCCGCTGGTGAGCCTACCAGGCCGCCGGTCAAAATCTCGCGCCGCGAGGCGCGTGGGCTGCTGTGGGCACTGGCCAAGCGATACATCAAAGGCGAGCTGGATGAAGCCAGCTGAAAGGAAGGTGACACCATGAGAAGCAAGCGCACAGCTGTAGCGCCGGCGACGGTAGACCTGCCGCCTGGCGTTACGGCCAAGGACACCGTGTGCCCGACGTGGAAGTCCAAGGACCGCCTGGTGCGGGATGCGGGCGACTATGGCAGGCTCACGTTCTACAAGACGCGTGGGTTCGGCTGGGTGCTGGCCACGCTGCGCATCCGCAGGGGGCGCGGCGGCTACACCGACCGCACTTACGGCGTCATCGTCAGCACGGGCAAGCAGTGCCGTGTGGGCTGCGGGCCGCACGTCGAACGGGAACTGACCGTGTACGTGCGCGGCAGCCGCGCCAAGGCGTTGGCCAAGTACCTGGTCATGTACGCCGGCGGAGTCGCGGACAGCAACCAGATTCGCGACCGCATCAGTACCCGCCGCGCGCAGGGCGCGTTGTACCGTTCGCGCCTTGGCCGGGATGTGTAACCAAAATCAACCCGTGGCTCGAGAAAGGGCCACAAGAAAGAAGGCAACGATGTTCCGAAAACTGGTGATCGCCGTGGCGATCGCCGCAATGGAGTTGTTTGCGGGCGCTCCCAGTAGCGCCATCACCAACAGCGTAGCGTGCACCGCCGACCTTCAGTTGGTGGTGTCCGCCGCGCGGCTGGCGAATCTGTACGTTGAAGCCCGCAAGTGGGAGTCAGCGTGCTTGAGCATCAAGGAGGCGCTGTTGCATGCCCGGATGGAAGAACATGATTGCGGCACGCCAGCGCCATCCACGACGCTCGATGGGTTGCACTCCCTGTTCAAGCAGATGGAGTGCAGCAAGTATTGCAGCGAGTACGAGCAGCACTAACGCTGCTGCAAAGCAAACCCGGCGGGCGTAGACCCGCCACAAGGAGGCATGTCATGTCTGAGGTAATGGAACGGAGCGAGTTCCGCGAGACTCGCAGCACCGAGGGGCTGACGCCCATGGAACGTGCGGTGTTGGTTACGGTGTTTTCGTTCAGCTACCCCGTCTTCCGGTCGTTTTCGGAAACGCTCGAGACGGCCATCAAGCTGGGGCTGGTGGGGTTGAAGCATCGGCGCACGTTCCGCGATGCGCTGGACGCTTTGGTGGCGAAAGGTTGGGTGGACAAGCGCAGCGAGCGGCCTGCTAAGTACATGGCCATCTCGCTGGGGCATCTGTACGAACGCGTCAAGGCGGAGGCGGAAGGCAAGAGACTCGCCGAGGCGCGGGAAGTTGAGAACGCTGCGAGCCGGGAGCTGGAAAAGATGCTCGGCTTGCACGAGGGCGCAATCAGCAACCGCTTCGACGGTCTGCGCATCAGTGGCATGTCGTCAACTGGGTTGCTGATCAACGTCAAGGCGCTGGTCGCCAGCGGGATCATCCGCAGCGTGCCCAGCACCAGCCGAAGCCGCAAGGCCAAGGCGTGAACACGGTACAGCCGCCCGGTAGGCGCGCAGTAGTCCCGTCCGGCCATGCGGCCCGCGCGTGTGGTTGGAGTGGGGGAGCGTAGACCGGGCGGCAGCGCCAGAAAGGAGAAACGCGTCATGGCCAAAGGCATGGCGTTGGAAGTCGAACTGAAGGTTGCACTGGTGGCCAACACGGGCAGCGAAGCCATTGCGGCGTTGGAAGCCGCACTGAACGCAGACCTGGGGCGGGAGACCGAATACTGCCTGGTGGTCAAGCGCATGCAGGGCCGCAAGTCGCCGTCGCGCATAGCGGCGACCGAGGTAACGGCAACGCTGACCCTGCTGGCCGAGAACCAGGGCGATGCCGCTACGGCGCTGGAGCGCACGGTGCGCAAGTGGTTGCGCACCGGACTCGACGCCGAAGTGTGTGGCATCGACATCAAGCGAGCGTCGGCCGCATAACGCGGCTGGCCGGGTGGGCGTGGAACAACGCGCTTCAGCAACGCAAGGCCACGCCCACCCGTTTCCATTCCATACAGAAAGGGGGTGGCCCATGAAAGTGGCCCATCCGTTGAAGTTAGGCCGCAACCCGTTTGCGCGCGAGACGCTGCGCAAGCACTACATCCGGTGGCGGGTGCCGGGGCCGGTGGGGTGCTGGTGGTGTGGTGGTCAAGGCCGGCTGTTCTTTGTAGAAGTCGAGGCAGACAGCCTGCCAGGGCACACCCGGCGGCTGCCTGGCAACTTCTGCTCGATGGATTGTGCGCGCAGCTACCACAGCCCGTGATGGGAGGGACCGATGCTGAGAATGCAACCGACCGGCAAGCTGGTGCGGCCCAGCCAGATACGCCCCGTGCCCCGTGGCACCATCCACCGGATCGAAGCGGTGGTGGTATGGCTGGCCGCAAGGATTGACCACAAGCGGCACACTGCTGAGTGGGGCGCGTTCGCCGGCCTGTGGGACATCCGCGTACCGGTGGCGCTGCGTCGCTGGGTGCTGGCCCGCCGTAGACTCGGCGGCTACTGGTTCAAGGTGAACCGCGTCGAGGCGCGCAAGGTGGTGGCGTGGCTGGCCACCGCCTACGGCATCCCGGCCCCGGTGGTGCGGGATGAGGCACCCAAGCTGCGACGGGGCACGCGGGGCGCAGGCCGGGTGCGCGGGTGCTTCTACGTCAAGGCCGACGTGGGATACATTGAAGTGCACGGGCGCTGCCACCTGAAGACCGTGTTTCACGAGTTTTACCACGGCGTGGAATACGCGACCGACGGCGCGTACTGTAGCGACGATCAGATGGGCGGGCCGACGTCGCTGGCCTGGCGCTTTGCCGACCGCATGATGGAGGTGATCACGACGGGCGAGATGGCCCCGCCCAAGGAGATGGGTGAGATCACCGAGAAGAACGGCACGCTGGTGTGCCGGTTCCCAGTGAGCGGCGGTACCACGCGCCGCAGAAAGGGTAAGGTGAAGTGATGCCGAAGCGAAAACCCGAGCCCCGCAGCACTGGCCCGCCGCCACGGCGGTTCGGGGTGCGCAACTTCCTAGACACCCTGCCCTGGTGCGACGCCTGCGGCACGTGGGTGCGCAAACACGGGCACTGGGACGCGAACGGTGACTGCGTCTCGGTCAAGTTTCACCGTAGCTTCGATGCGCGGGTGGCCGCGCTGAAGGGAGGCACCGTGGGCAAAGGCAAGCACAAGGGCAAGGCGGCAGTCCAGGCTCCAGTCAAGGCACCACCGCCCCCGCCCCCTGCGGCCCCAGTCAAGCGGCGCAGGGGCACGGCTGCAACGCCAGCGGCCCCACCGCTGGCCCTGTGGCACGTGGGGGTGGTGCTGGCGGAGTGGGGCAAAGCCGACTGGGTGGAGCGGTTGAGTAAGCGGCTGCGTGATGAGGCACGGGATGAGGCGATGCGGTTGGGGCACACGCTGCCGCGCTTTTCTCTGGACTCGGCCACCGGGGCGTACACCGGGGCGTTCGAGGCACGGTGCGCTGGTTGCATGAAGTTGGCGATCGTCAACACCGTGCGGTACGTGGCCACGGGCCAAGGCTGGGGCGGTGGCGTGTTCAAGGGTGAGTGTCCCAACCCCGGAGCGGCCATACCCGTGACGGGTGAGACCGTGGGCGGACAACCCGCAACCCCTGCGCCGCGCAGCGCAGCGGTGGCCGGTGCCGCACCCACGACGCGAGCCCCACGGGCACCACGGCAGCGGGGCGCAGCTGCGCCGCTGCCTGCCGACGTGCCGACGCACGTGTACCGGGGCGATGCGGAGCCGCGCCCTGGCACCGAGCGTGCACAGATCAAGGCGGCGGTGCCGGCCAAGGGCGGCATCGCCAGTGCGGCGCTGCTGGCGGCGCTGCCCAAGATTCTCAGCCCGAGCCGCATCCGCAAGCTACTGGCGGCACGGGTGCTCAAAGCCAAACCGTAACCGGGACGCGGCGCTGGCAGGCGCGAGACGCGGGTCTCGCCGCACCGGCCGCGCACCCAGAAGGGGGTGAGTTAGTTGGCAAAGAAACGGCAAGTGCTCCAAGTGCATGACGGCGATGTTGCAGTCATGCGCACAGGCAACGGTTCCATAAGCGTGTTCTTTCACGCTGTTGGGATCAACGTCGTGAGTGACGAGCAAGTGCCTGGCACCGCGATGGTCATGCGCCCTGGTCCTGAGGCAATCGAAGAGATACCGGGGCGGGTGGTGGCGGTGTGTTTCAGCCCCATCACCAAGGAGAAAAGAAATGTCAAACCGTAAGGCATACGAACAGATCACGGAGCGCGTGCTGGCCCTGTTGAAGACCGGCACCGTGCCGTGGCACAAGCCGTGGAGCGGTGGTGCAGCGGCCATGCCCCGCAACCTGATGCGCGGCAGGCCGTATCGCGGCATCAACCTGTGGCTGCTGATCATGGCAGCCATGGACAAGGGGTACGAGCATCCGTACTGGTTGACCTTCCGCCAGGCCCGGATGCTCGGTGGCCACGTGAAGAAGGGTGAGCATGGCACGGCCATAACCTTTTGGAAGCGTGGCTCGCGACGCGTAGACCCGGACCCGGACGATGAGGACGATGCAGCCACCGAGCGCAAGTACCTGCTGGTGCGCTTCTACACCGTGTTCAACGTCGCGCAGTGTGAAGGGCTGCGCGCGTCGCGGCTGCCGGTGGAGGCACCGGGGCTTGGTGAGGCGGAGCGCATTGCTGCCGCCGAGGCGATTGTGGCCGGCTACAAGGCCGCGCCCACCATCACCAACGGCGGGGGACGTGCGTGCTACACCCCGAAGACGGACGTGGTGGCCATGCCTGCGTTCAAAACCTTCGAGTCCGGTGCTGAATACTACAGCACGCTGTTCCATGAGTTGACGCACAGCACCGGGCACCCCACGCGGCTGAACCGCGCGGGTATTGCGGACATCAAGCCGTTCGGCACCGAAGACTACAGCAAGGAAGAACTGGTGGCCGAATTCGGCGCGACGTTCCTGTGCGGCATGGCTGGCATTGAGAACCGCACGGTCAACAACAGTGCCGCGTACCTGCGGCACTGGGCCGAGCGGCTGCGTGCCGACACTACCCTGGTGCTGAGCGCCGCAAGCCAGGCACAGGCGGCAGCCGACCACATTCTCGGGGTCGAGCCTGCTGCGGCTAACGAGAATTCCGATAGCGACGAGGACGCGGCGTAGACCCGGTTGCGCCGCGCAACCCTCAGAAAGGAGCAGTCCCATGAGCAGCATCAAGCTACGGTACGAGCCATTGCCCAATGGCTCAGTGCGCGTCGATGCCGACGCGCCGTGCGGCAAGCCGTGGAGTGGCATAGCCACGGTGGACGAGCCGACGGCGGCTAACCCGGTGTTGGCGCTGAAGGCACCGCTGGGCTTCAACGCGGTGCGCATGATTCTCGAGCACTTCAAGCCGTTAGCCCCAAGTGCCAACGTGGTGGCGTACCTGGAGCAGGAAGTCTTCAGGTTGGAAGCGGACTTGGCAAGCCGCACGGGCAGTCAAACCGCTACGCCCACCGCGTTCTACATCGAGGGCCAGTTGGCCGCATTGCAGCTGGCCCTGCGGGTGCTGAGAGGCGATGCCGATGGCACGCTACGTGAAACCGGCGTCCACCTTTGCTGACCCGACGGTAGTAACCGCACCGATCGGTAAGCACGACCTGGACCCAGCCATTCCGCGTTGCTGCGGCGTCTGCGGCAGCAAGCGAGTGCAGTTGTACGGGCTGGCGTACCCGAGCCACAATGCGCGGTACATGTCCGCGGTCCCATACTGTTCGGTGCGGTGTTTCGTGAAAGGAGAAGGCAGACAGTTATGAAACCACCCAGCGAACTTGCGTGTGATCTCTGCCGCTGCAACTCGTACTCCGGCCACGTCAACACCTACAAAGTGTGGACTCTGTGCGGGTGCGGCCACGAGATGAGTCAACACAACACGGTGGCGCGGCGGCGTAGACCAGCGGTTAGCATGCGGGACCGTGTCGAACGGCTGCTGGGGGACGTATGGGTTGCCGTGGCCCCGGACATCTTTGCCGGCAACGGCAACCAGGAACTCAGCGCCGCTGACGTGCGGGGCATCGTGGCCGACAAGTTTGAGGCTAACGTGTCCGACGCCGACGTGGTGCAGTGGTGGTACGGCCAGGCGGCGGACACCCGCGCAGACATGCTGCGTGCGGTGTTTCCACCGGGCCGCTACACCCTTTGACTACAAGCGGGGCGTGTGCCAGGAGACTGGCCGCGCCCCGCCATTTGTATTTTAGGAGGTGACTCTCATGTCAGACGATAAGCCGCTGGCGTTGCGCCTGTTGACCAACGCACTGCCGCCGCCGCCGGCCAATGACCCATTTCCGCGCATGGCGCGCCGTGTGCCCCCTGGCGTACAGGGCACGGCGTGCGTGCGGCACCTGACTGTTGACCGCGCCGAAGCGGAGCGTTGGGCGGTGCGGGCGTTGGCGAGCGGCGATGACTACTACACGCGTCCAGGGCGCTACGCCATCCTGGACCTGGACGGCAAGATCATGATGTCCGACACCGACATGGAGCGCCGCACCAACCGTGTGGCGTTCCACCGGGCACGGGGCCACGTGCTGGTGCTGGGCCTGGGCCTGGGCATGTTGGTGGCGGGGCTGAAGCGCCGTGGGCCGTTGACCAGTTTGATGGTGCTCGAACGCAACCGCGACGTGATCGACCTGGTGTGGCCGCACGTGAAATTCGGCAAGGCCACGGTGGTCGAGGCGGACGCATTTCACTGGACGCCCACGGCAGGCACCCCGCTGTTCGACACCATCTGGGCGGACATCTGGCCCACAATCTGCCCGGACAACCTGCTGGAGATGGAGGCGCTGTTCGACCGCTACACGGCGTGGCTGGCCCCCGGCGGGTGGATGGGCTTCTGGTCGCTCGACGCGGTTGCCAAGCGGCTGAACGCGGCAGGGCTCCGGCGCTTTGGCCGGCTGCTGAAAGGACGGTGGGAGTAATGTTGACACAACTGATTCTAGTGATCGAGCGGTTAGGCCCTGCGCCAGCTGGTGCACGGTGTGACTGCGAGCATGTTGACTGCGAGCGAGACATCGACGCACCTGACGCGCACATTGCTGGCGGGTGCCAGCACATGGCGGTGGAGGCGGTGCGGCTGAGCGGGTTGCGGGCCGCGCTGTGCGCGCCGTGCCTGCGGCGGTGGGCCACGGTGTCCGAGAACCGCCCCAAGATCGTGATGCAGTGGGGCGGTGGAAGGAGTGTGGAGTCATGAGCAAAAGCACGCTGCTGCCGCCCACGGCGCGGGCGGTAGACCTAGACGCACGCAAATTCGCGGAGATGGTGGACGGCTGCCACGCTGCGGCCCAGACGCACCTGAACGGCCTTGGCGAACGGGACTTTCTGCCCATGTTGATCTGTTGGATGGTGCGGCCCGACGGCATGGTCGAGGAGCGGGCCGCGAGCATCGCGGGCGCACCGCCCCGGCTGGTGCTGCCGGGACTGCTGCGCCAGTGGAAGCCGTACTGTCACGTGTTCATAGCGGATGCATGGATCGGGAAACCTCGCCCGGTCGGTACGCCAGTGGAAGACATACCGCTGCCGAGCACCGACCCAGAACGGACTGAGGCACTGGTGATTGCGGCGCGCCACCCGGACGTGCGCGTTCTAATCGAACAGCCGTACACGCGCGAGTCCGGCACCCTGGTGTACGGCGAGCCACGGCGCAAGGTGCTGTTGCCTAGCGACACCACCACGGTGCTGTGGGCGTGGGCGTTGGATGACCCAAACGCTACGTTGAACAGCTAGGAGAAAGGGAAGAGTATGAATCCCGTCGCGTGGATCGTCTGGGTTGCGCTGATGGTGCTCGATCCCTCAACGCCTTGGTGCCCCGGTGTGTGGACGCGCAGGTCCGTGGGGCTGCATTGCTATTGCAAAGGCGGTGTGTCCGAGGCGTTTACCGACTCCATCGAATTGTGTCGTCCCGCATTGACGGAGGCGTGCATGGCGGCATTCGCCGCATCCGGCAAACCGTGTCGATGGGACGATGTAGAGTGGTTCTCCAGCGCAATGTCGCGCGGGGAATCTGAGATCATTGATCTAGGTGAGCCATGACGGCCGCCGAACCATCTGAGGAAAGGAAGGTGAGAACAATGTCAGGGCCGTGTATGTGCGGCGACATTTACTGTCATAGCTGCGGCCCAGCGCAAGGCAACCACAAGTGCCCTGTCTGTGGCGTGCGGAGCTACGACGGTGAATGCGTTGACCCCGCAGCGTGCGAGAAGGCCGAGCGGGAGATGGAAGATGCAATGGTGCGCGATCTGGAAGAAGCCGACCGGGTGGCGCGCGCGTATTGGGCTGCTTTCGGCAAGAAAGGGGACGAGACAGATGTATGAAGCGCATGGCATGGCCCGCTGGGTGGAGGCAGCGCTGAACGAAGCTGGCGTGCGAGATGGCGGAGCCGAATACACCATCACCGTCACGGACACGGCGGGCAACGCCGCCTACGTGGTGGGCGAAGCGGTGGAAGGGTCTCACCGTACCCGGTGGATGATGGACCAAGGGCTGTGGGTGCAACGGCTGGTGAGCCAGTTGCACTCCGACGACCGTGCGCGGCTGCTCAAGGCGTTGCAGGAGCTGCCGTGATCGACGGGATGCCGTGGCGGACGTATCGGTTGGTGGTCGCGACGGTCCTCCGGACGGAGGTCCAGCGCTACCACCCCGAGCGCCGGGTGGAGCGGGCGGTGCTGGCGAAACTGGCAGACGCATTTGCACGGCGCATCGCCGTGGAATGGGCTGCCTTTGACCGCGAGGAGTTTCTGCACATGTGCGGCCTTGCGGACGTGGAGGGGACTGATGAAAATCCCGGCTAACATTGTTGCAGCCGTCAACGATGGGGCCACGTGGCTGGCGGCTATCACCATTACCCAACCGCTGGGGCTTCCGGCGGCGAAGTTCGTGTTCGTGGACCTGGTCGATGTCAACGGTAACACCGCGCGCGTCACTATCGACCATGACGTGGACCCCGACGACGTGCGCCAGGCGTTCGCCAGAGCACTGTGCTCGCAGCGCCGCTTGCCGCGTGGGGCGCGGAGGCGGCGCGCGTGAAGGAGGACAGATGACAGATGATGTAACAGAACCATTTCGCCGCCGGGAGCAAGCCCTGCTCAACCAACAGGGCGAACAACTGGCCTCGGCCAATCCGGCCGACCAGGGCCGTGCAGCGCTCACCGCGTTGCACGGCAGGGTCTACGCCACCCAGGAACTCAGCGCGGAGTTCGAGGTACTGGGCTTCCTGGCTCCGTACGTACACGTGCGCCGTAAGGCCGACGGCGCGGAGGGTAGCATGAAGTTCCAGCACTACCCGCGCTTTTACTGGGGCTTTGAGCCTGCGGCTGGTTGGTGAACATGGCCAGCACGCTGAAGCTGCTGAGCGTGGGCTTTACCGGCAGCCGGCAGGGGTTGACCATACGGCAGTTTCAATCGCTGCGGCTGATGCTGCTGGCGCTGCGTGAGGCAGGCAGCGTGGAGTTTCACCACGGGGACTGCCTGGGCGCTGACCAGAAGGCGCACTACCTGGCCAAGACGCTGGGGTTCCGGGTGGTGCTGCACCCGCCCAGCAACCCGCGCGCACGGGCCTGGTGCGTGGCCGATGAGTTCCGTGACCCGCTGCCGTACCTGGATCGCAACCAGGCCATCGTTGACGAATGCCGCGTGCTGGTGGCCGCACCACGGCAGAAGAAAGAAACGCTCCGTTCGGGCACGTGGAGCACGGTGCGCCGTGCACGCTCGGCGGGCATACCCGTCTGGTTCGTATGGCCGGACGGCACGACCAAGAAGGAGACTCGATGACAAACCCGGAACGTGAGCGAGAGCGCGCGCAACTGCTGTACGAAGGATTCTACCGCTGTCCGCACACCAACCGCGTGCTGGCGGGCTCGCCAGGCGACGACAAGGTGCTGTGCGGCTGTCAACGGCCGAACCCGGTTGCGCCGCGCGAGGCACCGGGTGTGCACGTCAAGGCGTATCTGAAGCCGGCGACTATTGACGAGTACCTGCGCCAGCGCGCTACCGACAAGCTGTGAAACATGCCGGCGCTTTACAACGCCGCCCACGGCGGCTATAACCTACCGGCCAAAGCGCCGGTACAACGGGAGGTCAAGTGTGTCACAGGTAAGCAAGTCGAACGGGAGCGGTGCACGCCGTCGCCGTAGACCCGCGCTTTCGGCAACGGCGGTACGCGACATCATGTTTGGAAGGAGAACAGCTATGTCACTCGATGAACCAACTCCGGCCACCGCGCCGGAGCCCACCCCCAACGGCAAGGCGCGCACCCACGCGCCTGCCGCCCGCACGCTGGAGGCGGTGAAGCAGCTGTGGCCGCAGCTGCGCCCCAAGAGCAAGAACGACGCCACGTGCGCCGTGAAGGTGGCGCAGGCCCTGGCGGATCAGAAGTTGACGCAGCGGCCCGTTAAGCCGGCCACGGTGTTGTTCTATGCCGGCAGACTGAAGCTGCGTGGCCGTGCGGCGCACGGCACGTTTAGCCGGCTGAAGCACCCGGTGCGCAAGCGCCGAGGGCCGGCACGGCGCGGCCCTACACCGCCCCCGATGGTCATCACGCCGATGGGCGCGGTGTTGGACGTGCAGCCGGTCAACGACCAGCTGGTGGCCGTGCAGGAGATACTGACCCTGCTGGCCAAGCTGACGCCAGCGGCACGGGCATTCCTGGTGTCGCTGCTGGTGGAGGCGTAAGTACCAAATTGGTCAAGCCTGCGGTAAGGCACGCGCGGTGAAGGTAGGCTTAGGTCGCGCTAGCACCTTGGAGAAAGGTAGGTGGGTCATGTCATACAAACCATTCACGCGGGCTGAATTCGAAAAGGCCCTGCCCGCGCGGTGGCAGCTGGCCGAAGACGTACCGGCGCAGGAGTTGGTGTACCGCTGGCCAGGACAAGGCAAGTATGTCAACTGGGCCGTGTTGTGTTACAGCGGACTGGCCAAGGCCAGCGGTGTCAGCCGCGCCGTGGGCCAGGATGCCATTCGCTTTGTACTTATTGACACCGTAAGCGGCAAGGCGGTGGGCAAGACCACCCGTGTGCACCGCACGGGCGACGTGGCGTCGTTGACGGCACGGCTGAAGGACCGCATTGGTGCAATGGGCAAGCTGTGTGTCGGCGAAGAGCCCAAACGGTGCAAGCGGTGCGGTGCCGCCACGGTTGACCGAGTGAAGAAGGCCACTGGCGAGACGTTCCGCGGCTGCATGCGGTGGCAGGAGTGCCGCACCAACGGCGCGGCGGTGGCCCAGCCGCCGGACCCGATGCCGCAGCCGGTGGCCGAGCCCGAGCCGCTGGAAGAAGAGTTGACACGGGCCGACGTAGACCTGGCCCCGCTGCGGCCCGAAACGCCCGTGGCCCAACACCCGCAGGTTACGCAAGTGCTGCGGACGGTGGACGACAAGGTGCTGCTGGTGCCTACGGCCAAGGTACCGTGGGTGAAGCTGCCGTTTGCGGAGCTGAACCCGATGCAGAGTTTGGTGGTGCCTTACGTTACCGAGGACGTCAACTTGGTGGTGGCGGCACCCACCAGCGCCGGTAAGACGGTGGTGGCCGAACTGCTGGCCGGCTGGGCGTTGACGGTGCAGCGGCGCAAGGCGCTGTTTCTGAGCCCACTGAAGGCTGTGACGCAGGAGAAGTACGACGAGTGGCAAGAGCGATTTGTTGGCCGCAACATCAGCATCGTCACTGGGGACTACCAGCTGACCAAGAAGCGCCAGGCCGAGCTGGCCGCAGCCGACCTGATACTGTTGACCAGCGAGATGCTCGACAGCCGCACGCGCCGCATGGCGCAGGAGGGCAACGCCTGGCTGATGGACGCGGCGGTGTTGGTGTGTGATGAATGTCACCTGATTTCCGTAGAGAGCAGGGGTCCGGCGCTTGAGACGGGCTTGGTGCGGTTCACCGATCAGAACCCCGCCGCCCGTGTGGTGTTGCTGAGTGCCACCATGCCCAACGTCGAAGAGTTGGGCAACTGGCTGAGCCGGCTGAACGGCAAGCACACGGTGGTGATCAAAAGCACGTGGCGTCCGGTGCCGCATGAGACGCACTACCGCCCGCACCTGGCGGGGCCACGGATGCGGTACCGCCAGATGGAAGAAGACAAGTTGCAGCAAACGGTGCAGCTGATCGTCGAGGAGTTTCCTGACGACCGGTTTCTGGCCTTTGTGCACAGCAAGGCCACGGGCCGCGCGCTGCTGGCCAAGCTGAAGGACCACGGCGTGGAAGCGGAGTTCCACAGCGCGGACTTATCCAAGGAAGACCGGTTGCGTATCGAAGCCGAGTTCCGTAAGAAGTAAGGAGGTACCCAATGGCAATTCCGAGTCGCAAGGCCCCTGCGATTACCGATGCGCTGGAGCGCATGTTCGGGCGCAGCACGGCCGTCGAGTCTGACCGCTGCCTGCCGCCACCCATTGGCTGTGGCGGGCCGGCAGTGGAGTTCCGAGACGAGCGGAGCCGGCGCGAGTATGGCATCTCGGCGCTGTGCCAACAGTGCCAAGACAAAGTGTTTGACTGAAGGAGTACTTGACATGGCTGAACCGAAAACGCCACAGCGAGAACGCTTCGCCATCGAATCGCGGCTACGAGAGATTGCGAGCCTCATTCAAGGCGCGATAGATCAGACCGCTGCGCGTACCGGCAGCGGAGATCGCTATGGCTTTGCGCTGTTCGTCTTTACCTATGGGGAGGGCGGTTCGCTCTCCTACATCAGCAGCGCCGAGCGCGCGGATATTCTGAGGATGCTTGAGGAATGGATCGCGTTGCAGAAGGCTGGCGACGTTGGCACGCTTGCTTCGGGGCCAGGGGATCTGCAATGAGGCCGGAGGCTGACGGGGAACAGTTCCACGTCACCTGGATCGACGGGCACCGTGAGCCGCAGTGCGCGCCCAACCCGGCGTATCCAGATGGCGTGGTGATCCACGCACCTGAAGGGGTGCGCGCCTGCGCGGTCAACCTGCCCTATCCGGCCAAGCGGTGCGGATTCTACCGGGTACACTGCACCATGTGCGGCACCGTGGTGCTGATTACCACCGCCGGCCGACCAGATGATCCGAGGCAGGTCGAGATTCCTTGCCTATTGAAAGGAGAAGCATGATGAAGAGAAAACAACCCCGACCCACACCGGCCGATGTGCTAGCCGCATGCGATGCCATTGTGCGCGAGGCACCGCAGTCGGTGGGTCGGGTGTACGCGGCCAGCGCGGCGCGGGTGTACGCGGACAGCGGGCTGGACGCGTTGACGCAGCAAGTGGCGTATATTCTGCACGTGCTGAAGTGGAACGGGCCGGAGTCGAAAGGGCCGCTGCGTGTGCTGCGCGCGTTCCGGCACGGGCCGGCGGCTGCGCCATACCCCACGCACGGCGGGGCGGCAGCCGTGCGTGCCTGGCGGCGGCAGCGGCGTGCGGCGGCGCGGCGTAGACCCGATGACCATGCCGCACGCAGTTGACCCACGGGTGCAGGCCGCACGGGAGGCCATGCAACGCGACAACCCAAAGATCACGCTGCGCAGCTGCTGGCACTGCAATGCGGCGCACACGCACCTGCGGGAAGAGCGCGAAGTGGCCATTCTCTGCTTTGCGTGCGGCCACCTGTTCTACCGTGGCGTGCGGGTTACGGAGGACCCGGAGGCCCCGGAGGAGATATGACGGCACACTGGTTCACGCTGGGCACTAAGGCCGAGCAGGTACAGTGGACGGAGGAGGTACAAATCGTGTTGGGCACCGACCGGTACCGGGTGCACTGGGTGGGCACCAGCGAGCAGCAAGGCAAGCCCGCCGCCACCGTGGCGGCATTTCTGCGAGCGGAAGACAAGAGCCTGTTCCTGGAGGCGCTGGTGCTGCAACAGGCGCTGCGCGCCAAAGACCGCGATGCCGTGCAGCAAGCGTTGCGCGCCATCGCCACGATGCCATTGTGAGAGAAAGGAGGCAACAATGGGAGCGCCGAGTGGGCGGTGTAGGCGGACGGGGAAACTGTCGTATGACTCCCCTCAGGCGGCAGAGGGGCATTACCGGGCGCTGCACAAACGCAACCACTACGTGGGCGAAGTGTACCGCTGTCAGTTCTGCCACAAGTGGCACATCGGGCGGCGTCCGCAGTTTGGTCGTAAGGGCAGCAAGCACAAGAAGGTGCAGTCCAATGAGCGGTGAAGAACCCCAGTGGCTAGCAGAGATCAAAGCCGACGGTGCGGCCAAGCGGTACCGCAGCCTGGACGTGATTACGCGCAGCCACGTGCGCCACATACGCCGTGGCCTGCGCGCCGGTGGGACGCTGGCCGAGATACAGCGGACCTTCGAGGAGACGTGCGCCAACTGGCGACCGTCGATACGGGCCGTGCACCTGGTCGATGTGTACCGGGCGCTCGGCTACGCCGCAGCACACAAAACCAACTCATAGGAAGGGAGTCTGACCATGTTACGGGTACTGGTCTCCACGCCGACGCTGGCGTGGGGCGTCAACGTGCCTGCCCGCCGCGTGGCGGTGCTGGGTATTCACCGTGGGATGAGCAACCGCGTCAGCCCACTGGATGTGATACAGATGACCGGGCGCGCTGGGCGCACCGGCCTGGACGAGCGGGGGGATGCCTACGTGTTCCTGCCGCGAGACACATT